ATGATTACGCCCCAAATTTGCCAAGATTATTTCGCCATTGTATCAGGGCACGAAGGGGTAGCGGAAAACGCCCACCAATTTGCGGTTATGTTAGAGGGCGGTTGGAGCGAAGTTTTAAGCCGACACACGGTATACTATATAATATACATTTTTTTTTGCAATGTGTCAACTTTTTTTTGCATTTTTTTTATTTTTTTTAATATTTTCTTTACACTAGTCGTTTTAGACGAGCGATTTTAAAGAAAAACAAAATTTTACAGCCTTACGATAAGGCTAATTTTCCATTCCGGAAAGGCTCGCCCGATTTAACAACGCCCCAAGCCTGTTTAACAAGCTTATGCATAACCGCAACAACGGCAACCATATGCAGACTGCCTTTAGCCCTCAAACGCCTGTAAAGGCTTTGACAGGGCTTGTTCCATTGAATGGCAGATTTGGAGCAATTGAAAAGCAAAAACCGTAAATAAGGATTGCCAACCTTGACTATACTGCCATTTACGTTTAAAGTAGTTCCGCTTTCTAAATGTCTACATGTCAAACCGACAAAAGAGGATAAACGACCGCTCGTTTCAAAAGCCGTTATACCCTTAACAGAGACAAGGAGAACGGCAGCAGTTTTAGCACCTATCCCGGTGATTGTCTGCAATAACTTGAATTGGCTAGGGTATAAATCACTAGCAATATTACATAACTCTTTTTCCAATTCCGCCTGAAAATCATTGCAGGTATGAATTAGGCTAGACATAATACCTAGCAAATCGCTAGTTTTGCCAACAACAAAACTATGTGCATGATTGGCATTATTGCAAGCTGTTCCAAGCACGGTCACCCTGTTAAGAAGCGAAACTATTACCCTAGCCCTAACAAGCTTTGGCGGCATAATTTCGTAAAACGACAAACGCTCATTTTCCTCATTGATAGCAAACCTATGAATTAAACGAGCATCTATTTTATCCGTTTTGGATTTATAGCCGAGAGACCTAATAAAACTACGAACGCTATAAGGATTGAAAACCTTTACATCATAGCCCTTTTGCTTTGCGTAAGTGGCTAACCCGTAATGATAGTTTCCAGTAGCTTCCATAGTGATTATGGAATTTACCGGAGCCTCCTTTAAAAGCATATTCCAGCCTTTCCGGTCATTGGAATACTTTTTGTCGCAGTTTTCCCAATAGGCATTAAAACTATCTTTGGAAATATCCACGCCTACATAAGAACGTTTTTTAACATTCATTCTATACCTCGCTTGTTAAATGTTTTGCGCCGCACACGAATAAAAGCCACCCTACTATAAACGAACGCCAAGGCTCAAAGTTTTAACCGGCAGAACACCCGGCACGGCACACCCACGCGCTACCACCTTCGCTTACGCACGTAAAACAGTGCAGAGGGGGAGACGGCATTACGCATGGGGTAAAAAATATATTACAAAGTCCATGCCAATTTTGTATATTCAAAATATGAAAAGTTTTTTTACATTCTTTTTAATCTCATTGTTTGCCTGTTCAGCACCGCAAAAAACAACAGAGCCAGAAAAACCAAAAAAATATGTCCCAAGTTATGCGAAAGAATTCGCGCAGGAAATGAAACGGAAATACCCGGAAAGATACATAGGGCTAAAATTCTATTACGATGAAGAAGAAAACGGAGTGGCGGAAGTCCTCATAGAAGGAGAAGAAAGAATTTACCACGAGGGCAGAAAAACCACTATTGTAAGCGTAGATGACTGGAAACCTAAACAAACGTGGAAAAAAGTAGGCGGAGTTATTGGAAACGGAGAAATTGAATATACTCTAACAAGAAAAAGGGCAGATGAAGCAGACCAACGAATGGAGCAAAGAAGAAGAGATACAGTATTTGCAGAAATTGAAAAAGTAATTTTTCAAATAGCGACAGAATATAAATACGATTATGAAAAAGCGTACGGAAGAGAGGTAAAATACAGAAACCCGAACACGAAAAAGGCTGTTTGCGATGGGTACGCAAGCGCGGTTATTGAGGCGTTCAAAAATAACCCGTTAGTAGAAAAGGTAGAGAAATGGACAGGAGGAAATCACGCATGGAGTGTAATAATACTCAAAGACGGCAGAAAAATATACTGCGATGCAACTTGGTATCAAAGGCAAGGAATAGACAGCGAAGGATATGTGATAGATGCCATATATAAAACGCCAATGGATTTAACATTTGACGTAGAGGAATTTAACACGCTTGGGGGAGCAATAGACGAAAGCACGGGAGAAATATTGAAAGTGCATTTCGCTTGGGAAGACGCTAAATTAATCAAATGAATTAAAACGGCAAATCATCACCATTATTATTAAGCTTCAAATCTATGTCCAAGTGAAAATCCTCGCTCACAGGAACAAAGCCATCGTCTTTCTGGAAATTAATTTTATTGTTATTGTAGTAATTGATTAAATGCAAAATATTGTTAAAACGCTGGTTGCTGTTCATGGACTGGACAAACCTAGATTTAAACTTATAAAGAAAATCGTCAAGAGTAATATTATCTTTGTTTTTTGTCAAGCTGGCAACAAAATAATCAAACTCATCGCTGGCTGACATAGGCTCTATAAATAAATCCTCGAAAAATTCATCGTTGGTCTCAACATCACGCCAATCATATTGTGCTTTGTACGGATTCTCAAAATGAACTAAATACTTTTTAGAACCAACGATAGAGACTATTTTCTCAAATGAGTTATCCAACAAATAAGGCTCTTTGCTCTCTTTTACAAACTCGGCAAAATAATTTTTAACCGTGGACAAATCGCGGGAATTTGAAAAAGTGAAAAGATAGTGCCAATGCTCTTTTTTAGGAACGCCGAAATCGTCAACGTCTCTATCATGTTTTATAAAATAGTATTTTTTGGATATTAAGCGAATTTTAGCGGCTATTTCCACATAAGGAAAATCCATAGGCAAAACTATTTGCCAGCTGCGGGAAGTGATTTTTTTTGTTTTAAACATAGTTTTTATTCTACGGTGGAAAATTGAGCAGCGGAACGCCACCGGTCATTGCCTGTTCAAAAATATCAAGATACAAACCAGATGGAACCCTAGAGCGATAACTATATAATTCAGATTTTGTGAAACCGCGAACATAGGTTTCCAACTTTGCAAGCTTCACATTCGGGCTATTATTCTTCAACCGCAGAAGAATGTTAGAATAAATAGTGGTGGGCTTTAAATAATCAAAACCATACGAATAATAATTAGTCAGGTTTTTATATCCGTCCAACCCCAGAACTTCATTGAGATAAGCAAAGGCAAGGGAACGAGTTCCGTTCTCCACAAACCAATATTCAGGCTTGTACCGCTCAATTATTTTAAAAGTAGTTTCAAGGGTGGATATGCCATTTTTCAATCGCTCAATATGCCTGCCAGTGAAATTAAAAGCAGTCCATTTATTTTTCCAATACAAATTTATTCCATGTTCAGACGTGTAATGCCTTTTATTGCCGACAGAGACAAAGCACCACGTCTCGCAAGGGGGAGAAGCGAAAATTATATCAGGCTTAGGATATTTATCCAGTTCAACCTTGGCAAGCTCAAAATCGGACAAATCCAAGCAAATATGAGACTTGCCCGAGCCAACGCCGAACGAATAAACTTCCAGCTGCGAGAAAGTTTTCTTAACAGTATCGCTCTCGCTGTCAAAAAGAGACCATATCACCATTATGCAAAATCTCCTGTATTGCTATTCTACTACTTACTACACGTGCCTATGTGACAAGCCCCCGGCACGTGTAGTAGGTGTGATATCCGTCACATTTTTTTCGTCTCGTATCTAATTAATCGTTATCGCGGCTTTTATCAAATTCACATCATTTTAGATATTGTTGCAAGCGCATCTATTCGTCACTTACGCAACAAAGATGTTTTTGAATTTTAACCCCCAGCAGTCAAATGCCTATACTGGCGGGGGTCAAAATTCAAACACAGACACACCTTTTTTCCGTTTCTGTTCTCAAAAGTTGCTTACGTGTCTAAATGTCAATGTTGCTTACGTGTCTAAATGTCAATGTTGCTTACGTGTCTAAATGTCAATGTTGCTTACGCGTCTATGTACGCAAATTTCTTTCCATTTTCAACGTCTCCTATTTTTTTCATTAAATCTCTTTTACGAGAATTATTTTTATTTATAGCAAGCAAATTATTATGATTAAAACGCCTTTTGTCCTCACTCATGACAATTCTAAAAACCCTATTCCAGTCATCATTATTAAAAAACATAATTACACCCACCAATTTTTTAATAGATTTCTTTTAAAACTTTTACAACATCTGTCGTAATAAGGTATAAATTCCCTATGCAATTTACACTCATTCCAGTAATACGATTTTCCGTCTTTAAAATATTCACAATTTCCACAACATCTAATAAACTTTCTTTTTATTTTATTCAAATTTAATCTCAATAAACTAATTCCCAAATTCAAAAAAGATTTTATCAACGAAAACAAAGCAATATAAATAGGCCTATTAGTTGGCTTGCTATATTCGTAGACAGCTTTACAAGTTTTGCATTTACCACCAAACGGACAAAAAGAACAAAGACAATTACAATAATCGTAAAGTCTGCCACAACCACCACAATAACCAGCTTCATTCAGCCTATCAACAAAATCATCCTCTTTAAATAAATTCATTTTAATTTCCTCCAGACAAAAAAACAAAAATCTATCCCCATGCCGAAAAGCAAACCCAAGAAAAAGAAAATCAATTTCTGTTCATCGGTTAAAAAACTCCTTGCATGATAAACGCCGAAATTAAAACCGGAATAATACGCCAGAGTATCAGCCAAAGGGTAAGCAGGAAGCGAATCCAAGCACATCATAACATGTCCTCGTCAAGATAAATAAACCTAGCCGGTATACGATATCGAATCCACTTCTCCAATTCAGGGTAATGCATATGCAGCTTATTCAAATCGCTAGACTTTATCTGGATAAGCTGAAAAAAAAAGCCTTTAATGACTTCCTTCCAGCCATTCAATTCGCTAGCCCTTCTATGAACTATCTGAAAAAAGGAGTATTTGAAAACCTCTTTCAGTCCATTCAATTCCTCAAGCAATTTCATCTAGACCCCCACCAAAAAACAAAAACCAAATAAAGCCCCAGCATAACACGAACCGCCAAATAAAAATCATTCATTTTCTATTGCTCCAAATCAAAACAAAATTTTCTCTATGCATAAAACTACTCCAAAGAAACATAAATTTCAGTCTGAACCAAGCCGCAAAATAAATCAAACTTGAATATTGAAATTTTGCACTCCTTGCGGACTTGCAGCAAAATTTGAGTGCCGCCATACAAATAAACATCTAAATCCCTGTTGTTCGCCGTAACAGTTAACTGTCTCCCTTCTATCTGCAAACCCTGCAATTTGTCCTTATAAGCCGATGTCTGAGTGCCATTCTCCGCAGTCTGCGTAGTGGTCAAATCCTTGACGGTAGAGCCATATCTTAAAAACCCATCAGAAAAATCACCGGTATAAAAATCACTGATGTAGCTCGCACCCATTCTTTTGTAACCCAAATCAAACTCCGTTATCCTTATCAGAACCTTAACCCTATACAGCCAGCTAGACGGCTTCAATGGCAATGTATCGTTTAGCCTAGCACTATCCAACACGAAATCCGCTTCAATGCCTTGATTATGCACAATAATTTTACGAATCAATTCCAGCTCGTCAAAATCCACCCTTTGCATTTTCCAAAAATTGCTACTGCTATCTATCACCGGAACACTCTTTTTCTTCTCAATGCAGGAAATTCTCTTAACCCCCAGACTGCAGGAATAGTTTTTCTCAAAAGCAACCGCCCTCAATTGAGCCTCCAGATACGTTTTGCTTTCAGTGCTGTAAAAAGGGACTATGACAGGGTAAGACATGACGGCAGGAGGCAAATCAACCTCGCAGCCATACACCTCGCAATAACGTGAAGCCAGTTCCCCCAAGCTCGTATAGTTCATTTCAACCAACGGTCTCTCAACGGCGACAGCATATGCCACCGCCCCGCCGCTAATAGCGGCTGGGGCTAGGGTAAGGCATAATATTATTTTTTGCAGTCTTTGCCAAAGCATAATTTGCCCTCCTTAAATTCTAAATCTTTTTTACCTTGTGCTTCTGACACCTGCTCTGTTTTCTTTGCCTGCTTTTTATTATCCTGCATAAATCCCTTACTTAATTTGCTGGAAGCGTAAATAAAGAAAAGCAAGGCAAGGAAAATTAAAATTAGCTTTTTAGGGAAAACAAATTTCGTATGCTCTATTTTTATATTCTCCTCCACGCTTTTGAAACATTTGAATATTTTCAAATCGTAAGCAAACATAGAAGTAACAAGCGGTGCACGGTCTGTGTCTGAGCTTTCATATATATGCAATTTTGCCGTTCTCTTTGCCCCCACAAAACCCATGTTAGTAATCCTGATTACTTGACTGGCAAGCCGCCTAAACGTTATGTCCACGCTATCTATACTCTGCGTAACGGCGACAACAGTATAGCCGTAATGCCTGTGTTCGGTGAGAAAAGGAATGACATCGCGATTTGCCCGTTCCTTGAAATCCCTGCTATTAAAATAGTTCTGCGTCTCGTCAAGGATTAAAAGGGAATTATGCTCGCTATTCCCACTCAATATTCTTTGACACTCATATTGCTTTGCTGGGTCTACAAACGTCACGTTGTCTATATTGTCATTATCTATCTCGTAAAGAGCGCACATATTAACGAGGTTCAAACCCGATATATTCGTGTATATCCTTTTGCCCTTTCTGAACGCTGGCAAAAAATATTTCTGCATTACATAGGTGGTTTTGCCGCTACCGGGAACACCTTCAATTAAATAAATCATAGTATACCCCATTTAAAAGCAATTGCACAAATCCAAAAAAAGCCAACACACAAAAAGAAAAAGAGCAAGAAAAGATAATGAAAGAACAAGAAAAAAAAAGACCCAAAAAAGAAATAATTATACAT